AACCGTGCGATCTCCGGTTTCTTCTTCCCTTCCGCTGCCATGGTAAATATCAGCCGCACAACTTCCGCCGCCTCTTTATCGGGGATCAGCTGGTGCACATTCTCAGGGTTCTTTATATAACCGTAAGGCGCAAATGCGCTTACATATTCGCCACGCGCCGCCCTTGTCCTCGTTGCGCTCCTTACCTTTTTTGACAGGTCCCGGCTGTACATGGAATTGATGATGTTTTTCAGCGCGACGCTCATTCCCCCAGTCATTCCCATACAGTCCTCACTGTCAAACTGGTCATTTACGGAAATAAAACGTATGCCAAGCAATGGAAATATCCGTTCAAGGTAATTGCCCGTCTCCAAATGATCCCTTCCGAATCTTGAAAAATCCTTGACAATGATGCAGCCGATTTTCCCACATTTTGCGTCATCCATCATTCTCCGGAAAGCCGGTCTTTGGAAATTTGTGCCGGAAAATCCGTCGTCCACATACTCCAGTGCATCTGCCGGATTGGAAAGACCGTTCCTCTGCATATAGTCCCTGATCAAAATCCTCTGCGCCGCCACGCTGTTGCTCTCTGCCTTTATAATCCCGTCAACATTGTCATCTTCATCAGAAAGGCGGATATAGACTGCAGTCTTTTTATTATCCATGTTCTTCCGCCTCCCTTTCCTTCGTATATGCAACAAGTTCTTCCAGCATATCATCATATAACAGATGGACGGTCACTTTCCCTGCCGAAAAGATTTCAATCTTTTCCACAAACGCATCCACCATCTTCTTTGTCAGGTGCCTGATGTTCCGGTATTTTTCAATGGCTGCTTCCCAATCTACATCAGCACAGTAATTACGGTCATATTTTTTCTGGTATTCTGTAACTTCATTTATCATTTTCCTCAGTTCCGTTTCTTCGGCTGCATCCTTATCTGCAAAAGAAGCATACTGTTCCGCATCGATCAGCCGCTCCGCATAGTCCTCATATAACTGCTGTCTGTGTGCCGCCAGCTTTTCCATATCATGGTGGAGCTTCCGTATCTCCTTTGTAAGCACGTCATACTTTTTCATGCTCTCTGCTTTCCGGTTCATCCGCCTCAGCATCTCCACGCTGTCAACATACACATTCATATGGACGCGGATAACACGGAGGACTTCATCATTGACAGCGCTCTCAGAAACGCTCTTCCTGCTGCACCCTTTTTTTGTCTGGTGTCCCCCGCATACAAAATCCGTTGTCCCGCTGGGATTCTTTATCAGGTACATGGTCGAGCCGCAGTCCCCGCACACGATCTTCTTTTTATAGAAATTCCGGCAGGCAAGCTCGCCCTCATTTTTCTTCCCATATTTCGGGGAATTCTTATGTATCTCCTTTAACCGTTCCTGCGCCTTAAGGTACAGTACCCTCGGCACGATCGGTTCATGGGTGTCCGCCACGATGATCCAGTTTTCCTCCGGCTCCTGCCACTGCTTTTTTTCTGCGAAACTGTCACTGCCATACTCGTTATGCCTGCTGTCCCCTGCATAATAAGGGTTGCTGAGTATCCGTGAAACAGTGTTCCCCCTCCATTCCGGGTTATAATCTTCCGGCAGTTCCTTTTTCCTTTTGAAATCTTTGTATGCTTTCGGCCCGATCACGCCCTCATCATTCAGGATCTGTGCTATCTGTGCATATCCCATCTTCCCGTTTACAAACATCTCAAATATGCGCACCACTACAGGGGCAGTATCCGGGTCGGCTATGATATGGCGTTTATCCATCGGGTCGCTCATAAGCCCATAGGCAAGGTTCCCGCAGACATTGCTCCCCTTTTTCCAATGGGAACGGTAAGACGCCCTGATCTTTTTGGCTAAGTCCCTCGAATAAAATTCATTGAAGATATTGGCCATGCACACGGAAAGGTCTGCGCCCTCCCTGATGGAATCATAACCGTCCGTCACAGCAATAAACCGCACTTCAAAGAAAGGGAACACCCTCTCCACATAATTGCCAGCCTCCACATAGTTCCTTCCAAGCCGGGACAGGTCTTTTACGATTACACAGTTGATGCGTCCGTCCCTGATGTCCCTCATCATTTCCTCAAAACCGCTTCTTTCAAAATTTGTCCCGGTCGTGGAAACATCTATATATTCATGCTCCACAACAATATCATCTGCACCCTCCACAAATTTTTTCAGGAGCTCCATCTGGTTCTCTATGGTTCCGCGTTCCTTATTTGCGTCACTTTCAAGGGAGAGACGTGCGTACAGCCCTGCCCTGAATATGGGCTTTTCTTCCTTTACAGGCTCTGCCACTGCCGCTTTTCCCACATTCACAAAACCAACTTTCCTTGATTTCCTTGCCATATCACACGACCTCCCTTTCCTCTATGTTTATCCTTCCATCTTCATCCGTGCATAATGTACAGCCCGTGGACTGTATCTGGCGGAGCGCAGACTGGAAACAGTCCTGAAAGTTGAAATCTATCTCAACATGGTTCTTATCAAAAATCCTTACCCTGTCAATCAGCTCCACTACTGCCATTCTGCTTAATCCACTGATATTCTGGTACTCCTTAAAATAACGGAGCCACTCATATTTATCCGTCTTGGCTTCCATTACCTTCTGTATCTCATTACGGAGTTTACGGACTGCCTCCTCCGCTTTCTTTCTCCTGTTATTATAGCCTTCATATAGTTCCACATAATCTTCCTTGGAAATGATCCCGTCCTTCAGGTCTTCATACAGCATGTCCCGCAGCCCCCGGCACCGCCCTATCTCCTGCTCTTTTGCCTCTTTCTGCCTTTCCAGTTCCTTTATCTCAAGCTCCTGAAATGGCACTGTATCAATATATTCAAGGATTCTCCCTGCATCAAGGACGTTTGCAATATGCGTCTTCAGCACCTCAAAAACAAGGCTTTCCAGCTTCTCCTTCGGGATGCGGTGTGTCCCGCACTCCTTTGTCGCCGCATTTTTGGAGCAGATATAGTAGGAATAAACCTTCCCACCTGCCGGGACATTCCGCTTGATCATCGGTGCGCCGCAGTCCGCGCATACCGCAAGCCCTGACAGCACATAGACTTCATCCTCATTGGGTGATGTCCTTGTATCCATGCCAAGAAGCCTCTGGACAATGGCAAATTCCCTTTTGCTGATGATCGGCTCATGGCTGTCCTCTATCCTGATCCATTCCTCTTCCGGCTTATCCACAATCTTCTTTATCTTATGGTTCGGTGTGGAATGCCTGCCCTGTACCAGCGTCCCGACATAGACCTCATTTTCAAGTATCCTGCGGACAGACACGGAACTCCACCCTGCCTGCTCATGGGTCTTAAAATGATCCTGAATATGGATGCCAAGGCTGTGCTTGTATTCCATGGGCGACAATATGCCTTTCCCGTTCAGGCAATCCGCAATGGCAGCCTGGCTCATCCCGTTCAGCTTCATCCGGAATATATCCTTTACCACCCCTGCAGCATACAGATCGGGAACAATCCTGTTCCGGTCATTTTCATCTTTTTTATAGCCATAGGGTGTAAATGCGCCTGTGTACTCCCCATTTTTCCGCTTCACTTCCAGATGGCTCCGTATTTTTATGGAAATATCCCGGCAGTAGGCGTCATTCATCAGGTTCTTAAACGGGACAACGATATCGTCCCTGCCGCTTTCTTCCTTACTGTCAATATGGTCATTGACCGCAATAAAGCGCACGCCAAGAGCCGGGAACAGCCTCTCGATATACTTCCCGGAATCAATATACTCCCTCCCGAAACGTGACAGGTCTTTCACGACCACACAGTCAACTTTTCCTCTTCTGATGTCCTCCAACATCATCTGAAAACCGGGACGCTCAAAATTGGAGCCGCTGTAACCGTCATCCACACGTTCGGAAACCACTATTATGTCATCTTTGTCTTTCAGGAAATCTCTGATAAGATTCTTCTGGTTGGAAATGCTGTTGCTCTCTGCCTTTGCTGCACTGGCAACATCGCCATCTTCTTTGGAAAGCCTTACATAGATGGCTGCATGGTAGATCCTGTCTGCTGTCAGACAGTTTACTGTCTTACCCATATGCGTGATCCTCCTTAAACCTTAAACTGTTAAGCAGGACAAACGCCAGTAAACATATATTAGATTTGATGCTGATACGGGTGCGCCTTTCCCATGGGACACCCCTCTGTCTTTCCTCAGATTAAATCTTACCATAAACTGCTGCATTTTTCCACTG